ATAATATTGATTTTTTAGCAGTTTCTTGCACTTGCTCCCAATAATAAAAGCTTGCTCTATCTTTATCAATTATTAGTTCTTTATTATAAGGCAATTCTTGTGTAAAATTTCCTTTAAAGAATAAACCTGTATCAGCTGTTGATACACCGGCATTATGAAGTATCCAGTTAGTTTCTACGGAAGATATATTATCTGTACTCCATCCAAAATTAAGCCTTGTGTCAACTTTAGTTTCGTATCCCTTTAGCCAAATATTCCAAAGAAAAGCCCACATACCCGCCGTCCATTTTTGGATAGGATAGTCGTTCTCAAATTTTTTAACATACAATAGTTCTGTTTCACAAAAATAAGCGTACAATTTTACGCTGTCACTTTCTATTTTATCCCAAAACTCATAAGACTCACCTATAGTAATATATTGAGCTCCTCCTGAGTTACTATTCATTATTCTGGGTATTAATTTGTCAATACCTACAATCTCACACATTTTTTCATAAATATGATTACCCTTTTGCTGTATATAATCATAATTAATGTAAGAATTAGTGTCACTTAAGTACCACGCTTTTCCAGCCATTGCCCAATTAACATCCGGTTGCTTCGTAAATACTATATCGCTATCATGCAAAAATAGTCTTTCCCCGATTAAATCCGGGTTTGCTTTCATGTGACTACTCATAAGATTAAAATAAATAGAAGGGATATACCTTTTATCTACTCTTGTATCATTATAAAAAAAGAATCTAACAGTATTGTAATGATTTTGTAGTTTTCTCCATTCAACAGGTACTATATCATCATTTATTGCACAAAGTATGTCGATTTTATTGGGATTAACGTTGTGCTTTATAAAATTATTTATAAGCACTTCAACCTGCCAAGTGTAAAAACTAGAAGCAGGTTGAGCACATATATATCTCATATATTAAATTTAATTATTAATGTGTTGTGTTTAATTATTGATCACAATCAAACTGAGTAGTGAATGCCGTTCCATTCCAATAACGCGTTATAACACCATTTGAATAATAACCAGCTGATCTAATTGTCTGTATACTACAGCTTCTATATAATATAGTAGCGTCCGCAAAGTTAGTTGTGTCTATTCCGGCTAATTGGTAAATAGGCTGAGATTGATTATATTCAATGCATGCCTGCTGCCAGCTTGTTTGATTGTATGATAAGCTAATATTGTTACATGTAACTGCGCAAGTTCCCGTTGTTGAAATAACCCCTGAAGTAGTCGGCTGAACCGTTTTAACAGGTGTTGCTCCATAAGAAGCCGCTAAACCATACCATTTTAGATTACCATTAAATACAGAGGACATGTTAGCGCTAGAATATAATACATCGTTATTAGTGATGTCATTTATATTACTTCTAGTAGACCATACTTGTCCAGTAGCTGTTGGGCCACAAGCTGAAGCAGCATTAGTTGCGCCGCTATTTTCAGCGTAGTTAATGAAATAAGCATAAGTAGGCTGGGCCGTTGTAGTTGTTGTACTAGTCGTGGTTGTTGATGTAGTTGTTGTAGTAGTTGTCGTCGATGTTCCAACTATCTGTAAATCAACGTAATTTGTACACGTCCCAATTGATTTTACTCTTATTACTGTAGAACCGGTTGGTGCTGTTATATTTGTCCCCGCTACCAAAGTCGCTTTGGCCACATTTGTAGCTATAGGAGACGCGTATCCTCCAACGTCTGAGTACAGGTCAAAGAAAGGCCCGGTATCAGCTCCGGCTGTAATTGTTACTGTTACTGTCATTTTTAATTATTTAGATTTATTGTTTTCATTATTATAATCACTTATATTGTCTATTACTAAATTTCTGTAGCTGTACCACTTAAAGAACAGTCAGGCGGCAATGTTGTTGTAGTTGTCGTTGTTGTTGTAGTTGTTGTTGTAGTTGGTACCGTTGTTGTAGTAGTTGTCGTTGTAGTAGGAGGTACATCGATTGCATTTCCTGTTAAACTACAATTATTAGACAATACAGCGTTACCAGATAAAGAACAATTATATGCAGCAATTGCAGATCCAGATAATCTACAGTCAGTATCTATACTACAATTCGGATCAATAAACACATTAACATTAAATACCGTAGGGAATACATCTCCACTTATACTAATTGCTCTACCAATACCTTGAACATTAAATTCTCTAGAATCTACATTATTATCACAATTTGTATTAAAGAAAGTAGGTAATCCTTTTATATAATTAAATTTCTTACCTTCTTTATCTATAAAATCTTTTACAGTACCTTCTTGTAGATCAGTAACAACACTATTAACATACCATCCTTTCTTTTTGTTAAATGAAGTTGGGATTAATTTGTCTGCTTGTATTTCAGCAATTGAAAAATCTTTAGACCCAAAGGTGGAAACGTTGTAAACATATTCAGCAGAATCAGTACCAGTATAATTTAATGTATTAAATGTTTTAACAGAATAAGGATCCTCGTTTATGATAATATTAAATGAACTTTCGTTATATTTACCTAACAATTCGTCATCCGGCCCAACACCGTAAAATTTATTATGTATAGAGTTAGTGTAATGTTCCCATATTCTTCCATACTTAAAAGTGTAATATGTACTATTTATAGAAACGCCTGATTCGGGTGTATATGATTTTCTACTAGTCCATCCATCAACTTCCTCTTTAAATGATAAAGTTGTTTTTGTTGTTGGTAAAGAATTAATAAATGCACCACATTCAGGGTCTTTATTAAGTCTGTCAAATTCACCAACGCCTAATGTTTGTTGCCAATATGTTGTTAAATTATTTAATGTAAGATTATATTCTTTAGAGAACATGTCAAACGATCCAAATATATCTTTATTTAGTTTTAGATTATTATTAAAGAAAGAGTACATTCCTTTATTAGATATTTCAGTAAGCCCATCCGCTGAAAGTCTTAATACAACACCTCTTGCTCTGTCTGCAAAATATATTCTATTACCGAATTCAGCAAAAGATTCTGGGTTTGTTGAAATACCATATATACCACTATAAGCTTGCGCTTGCCCTAATACAGATCTACCAGACGTTAAGTTGGTATTACCATCAGCATTGTACAAAGCGTCTTTGTCTGCTAATATTGATAAACATTTATCTTCGCACAATGTTACTAAGTCTGTATCTCTAGCTCTAAGTTTTTGTATAGAACCATATTCTGGCAAAACGTCTTTTGTAATCGCCTCAGCAATTATAAATTGGTTTAAATTATTTATACCAGATGTTGAATTAAATATTTGTGAAAATATTAAACCATTAAATCTAGTCTCTTGTCTATACGGCTCTTCTAGCGTAGCTGAAGCTTTGACTCCATTCCCTAGTGTAGGAGCATTAAAATCATCTCTAATTCTATTAGATTCTACACCATTACCAAATGAAAAACAATTAGACCAGTTTAGTCGATGCGTTTGTCCATGTTCAGAGGCCTTATAGGTTTTTGGAACTTCCCAATATATATTAAGCTCTGTAGCTTCTTTAGGCTCCGTTTCAAATATAGCTGGATTATTTGTAGTAAATGAATCGTCATCTTCATTAATACCAATAAATTCCATTTCTGTAAATTGACTTAAGTTAGGTGTATTACCTACTAGTTTAGTACCAACTGGATTCCATGTAAGCCCTCCAGTGCCACTAGCCCTTTTAAAACCAATTCTAAATCTTGCTATTTTATTTTGGTTATCCTTATACATTGAGTTAGAAGGCCTACAAGCATAAGTTCTTTTGTCCTGCCTATCTGTACTAGTTATTTCGTATATTGTCTTGTCTGGGTCATCAACAAATCTAAACAAAGAACCATTAGATGTTAAACTCTTAACAAATTCCTCGTATCTATCAATACCTTCTCCAACATTTTGTTGAAATGCCCATCCTGAGTAAGATATGTCCATTACCCCATTTGTGCTTGTTCCGTTTCTAAATCCGTCACAATCCGTCGCACAGTAATCAATAAACCATCTTTGAAAATTACCTTGAGCATCAAGATTGTCCCATGTTTGTTTCCAGAAGCCCGAGCTTGTTCTTGATCCTCTAAGTAAGTATAATGGAGCTACAGCTTTTCTATAGTAATTATTGTTGTTTGCTGCTGCGGCAGAAATAATTGATTGAGTTAATAATGAATCTTGGTTTACCTTAACAAAGAATCTACCAGTAAATTCTGGTTTATTTTGTATATCAACATAAGCAATTTGCAGCACAAGGCCGGCAACAGCATTTGATTGCCCATAAGGTTGCGTTGATGTAAAATTCATATCAGGTCCAAACGACTTGTCTGATGTAAGCCTATAGTTAACAGAATTAGGAGCGGATGTGCTAGATACTTTATACCACTCACTAAATGTACTTCCGTTACCAACACGCATTATTAAGCCAGAAGTTGTTGGAGCATCATCTCCAAATTCCTTTTTATAATCGTCTTGATCAACTTCTAAGAATAAACCACCAGCAATAGGAAATCCTGAATATGTAAATTGAGTACTAAGACTACCCATATTTATTTTAGTTTCTTTTAAATAAACGGGTGCCTCATTCTCTATAGCTATTATTTTGTATCTAGCCTGTTGTGTAACTGGATTATTATTGTCATGCTCCTTTTTTAATATCAAGAAAGTTTCTTCGTCAACTTTGTTTCTTTCAGCCGATGGAAATGATAGCCATATATTGCCGTCTTCCGCTTGATAAAATCTATCTAAAGATAAATTATAATACTCTTTAGATGTTTCTTTTATAAAGTATTTAAAGTTTGTAAACTTTTCTGTTTGATTATAATAAGGAATATTATTATTTATTTTAACATCAATAGCATTAGCAAAGGCTGCTTGACTTTTACTAAGTATAATTGAAGCATCGTTAGATGTAAACACAGGAGTAGTTCTTCCGTATTGATCCATATAAGCCACACCAACCTGATATGTTCTTATTGATTTTACAGAAGGAACCCCAATCAAAGCATTATTAATATCTGGTAAAATAGAATTAGAAGAAAAAGATGCAGACAAAGATGTTTGCATTGGTTCTCCACTTTGCTCTAATAAGTTAAAGTTCTGAGTATAGTTAGCGTATATTAATCTATTAGCTGTTATCTCTTGAGCCTTAGCCCATCTAGGTACGTTATCGTATGGTCTTAATAATTGATTTGACTGTACTACAGAACTAATAATTTCTGTTCTTATGTTGAATGAATCATTAACCCATTCTAAATCGTTTGGTTTAAATGAATCAACAACGTATACATTATTACTAACTGAATCTTTATACAATAGATCAACTTCAACAACATCATCTGGCATATCAGAAGTGATATAATCAGATAACTTTAATTGTCTAATATTATTAGTCATACCAAGGTTATAGCCTTGGTTTGGGTTATAGTCAAACTTCCCTGGTAAAAAAACTGCTTTTGTAAATGGAGAAAATGCAGATACTTCATTGTTTCTATATTTCCATCTATATGCAAACATTGCAAATTTAAACTCAAAGAAAGGAGCTTCTTGCTCTAATGTTACCTCATAAAATACAGGAGTGGTAGTAACGCCTGGCGCAACGCCTACTGACAATACAGTTACTCGAGCACCCGTTTGATTGTCTCCAACACCTATTGTTGAATTAACCATTACCCTAATGATAGTGTCATTATCTAACGGATCATTTTCGCCGTTTCTTAATAATAAAATATCTCCTTGATTATAATAAGGCAAAGTATTACCAGACCATGTTAATGTTTTTTGGCCGCTTTCCGGCGTCAATGGAACAATGTCTCCGTTTGCGTCCGTATAATAGAAAGAGTAGGTAGTGTTTGTATTAATATTTGCCACCTGCCCGCTTGAGTTTAGCTGAGCAGTTTCATAAGCAGATACAGTAGGTGGTTGTAAAGGGAACTTTTTAATAACCGTTATATCGGCTTCTATAAAGTCTCTTCCGTAAATTTGAGAATGTCTTGTGAATGAATCCGTAGATGTGATCCATTGATCTATATTTATTTTCTTTGGCTCAGTTTGATTATCTGTCCACATGAGCATTCCTTCTAAAATATTTATACCAGTTATTAAAAAATCTGGCGTAAAATTTAAAATACCTTTAGTATCTACTAATAAAGGAGCAGTTATACCTGTTGATGTGTTATATGAAGCTATTACGCTAGCCGTATCAGACGAAATAAACCAATATATATATTCCGTAGTGTTGTCCGCTATTGAGCCAATACAGACGGCATTTTGCAAAAATGTTATATAGCCAACATTCCACTCAGTGAATACTTGAGTAGAAGGGTTATAAGACTTATTCTTTTTTTCTAAGTTACCTTTTATATTTTGAAATGCTCCAACCTGTGAACTAGTAGATGTAGCAACTTGCAAGTTTAATGCATCTCTGTACTCACCATTAGGTACTAACCTCTCGTCGAGGTCTTTATTCATCCTACCAGATGTAAAATTATGTATTAAATCTGCCATGTGTGTTTTTTAGTGTTTAATCCATTTCGATTGATTCTTCATAAGCTGTTCTACTAACGATGCCTTAAGATTAGAAAGCCTAATTTTAGCATTTCTTTTAGCAGCTGTAAGTTCATGCTTATATCTAGCAATCATATACTCTGGGGTATTAGCTCTTGTAGCCAAAACAGCGTGAGCTATATATTTGTATATTGCATCTACCGCAAACTTATGCACGGTCATATCTGCATCTGTACCTAATCCATCACTTATGTAACGTAATGTTACAATTCTTTCTCTTAGGTCAGAGCTAAATCTAATTACACCTTTTATTTTGTCAATGTAAAATGTACCATTAGCTTGAGACATTTCAGGGTTTAATCCGTATCTTCTTCCGTATGCGTACATACCAATTAAATCCGGGTTGTTATTCCAAGTCCAAGCTCCGTTAGGAGGTAATGGTGTATTAGACGAATACCTAGATCTATCCCATCTTTTTAATGTTTCAGATTCATTAGCTAATGGCACGTTACCTAGGTTGTCAAATGTATATTCATAATCCTCATCCTGAATATATGGAGAAGGGTTGCTTGTTATATCTGTTCTGTATATTGGTCTTTCGATACCTTGATTATCTGTCCAAGATATTTTAGTATAGTTAACGTAATCCTGAGGTAATATCATATATAACCCCGGTGGAACTTCTATTTCAATAGCTTTGTCTTGTGGTAAAAGATCAAAACTAAATTCTTGGATAGCTCGCATTGCATGGAATTGCACATCAGTACGTTTAACTTTAGATATTATTTTATCTTCGCCAACATACATTATCATAAAATTATTTATGATGTCATTTATTGGTACGAATTGATAATTACCATATTCCTCGTCATTACTATTCCATACCCCGTCAGGACCTAAGTAGTATTCTTCTTGTGTTTTATCTAATAACCCCATTTATTAAGATTTTTCTTGTTGAGTATTTTGCATTTCCATTCCAGCGGCTACTTGGTATAAGCCTACATCTTTTATAAGTAAACCAGCAAATTCTAATATTTTTATAACTAGCTCAGTTTCTTCAGATTCATGTAGTTGAAAATCAACAGATGTAGTGGAATCGTATAAAGCTTCACCATAAACCATTTGATAGCCCCATGAAACCTCGTCTGGTCTACTTATATAATTACATGAAACCCCGGTCGTTAAAGCCGCATTGCCATATACTTTATATCCATTTTCATTAGCTATAAATACAGGTCTTGCGTTTGTTGGTTTTGTATAAGGGGATTGTGCAATATATAAATACTCATTGTAGTTTAACCTTTCTGCTTCAACAGGTGTTGTAGTGGTAACTATAGTATTTGGTGTTGGGTATAATGATTTTGATGTAGTAATATTATTATATACTACTGTTCCCATTCTGTAAAGGTTTGATGGGGGCGTCCAATAACCTGTTAAGGTACTGTAATTCATTGGAGCCTTAACTTCAAATATATTAATTTTCTCATTAAGGATATTAAGCATGTCAGAGAACTCGGTTGAGTTACCGGGTAGTCTACCAAATTGATTAATATCGTAAAAATATTGCTCAAATATATCTAATTGAGCTTGATTAGCAAATAAGTTAAACTCTTGAGGCGTTAAGTATCCTCTTTGTTCCTTGTTAAGTATTGCTAATACTCTTTGATAAACGGTATCTACGCTTACAGCCATAATGTATTATTTTTGTTTTAGTGTTTATAGTAAGAAAGGCCACCCATAAGGCAGCCTAACTACTATAATGGGTAATCTTTAAAGTCTTTTTTGTATTGCTTTAAACACTTCCATTCCTTCATCAGTCTTAAAGTAAGCTGATAATGCAGAATATGGGTGTTCATCAAAAGGAATCGTCATAAGTTTTCTTCCGCCTACCCCATAAGTAAATGTACGTTGGTCTGGAGTCAATGCGATAATTCCCATTTCTACAGCTTTAATACCAACATTTCTTAAATGTGTATTTTCGTCAGTAGCTAACTGCATAAATTTCTCAGGATAATTTCTAGCAAATACTAGTAAGTCTCTTTTTAACTCTTTAGAAGATAATTCAGAAACTGCAGATCCTAATTCAACTCTCATGATAGCTTCAGCGTCGTCAATATCCATTTCCTTAGCCATGTTCAATGCTTCTAATTCAAATTCAATCCAATCAACTTGGTTTGTAGCGATTGCTTCTGGTTTGTATTCTTTAATAAGACCAGATAAAGCAGCTGGATGATATAATGACAATAGCTTTTGCAATGCTACTTGTTCTTTAGGTACTCTTAATTCACCGTTTTTAAATACGATTCTACCTAAAAGGGCTTGACCATCTTGTTCATCGACAAATACAGATCTTTGATTTGTAGCATATCTTAATTCTCTTTGGTATCCTTTTTCAGGATCAAACCATAATAATGCTTTTGTATTACTATGTTTTGTTGGTAATGTGAAAATCAAAGGCTTTCTACCTGTTGTTAATTCATATAACCTGTCTTTTATAACCCATTCGTCTTTCTTAGGAGCTTGTTTAACTGGTTCCTTTGGTGCGTCTGAGATTGTTGGTTGTACATCATATTGTACTTCCTCTTGTGCGCTATCTGTAGCGGCTTTAGTAGCTTGTTTTGCCATGATATAATATAATTTAATAAATTTAAAAAGGTAATAATTACCCCCGTAGTTTCAACGAGGGTAATCACTACACTATACTTAATACTAAGTAGCTTTGAACAATACGAAGTTGTTAGCAGCTTGAGTACACATAGTTCTTTCAGATAAGAAATGAACATTCATTTTATCAGAATCACTTGTGTAGTTTCCTCCAACAGAACCAGTAACCCAAGATTTCAAACGTCTGTCATCAGCTTCAGAAGCACGGTAACGGATGTGTAAGAATGGTCTTGAAATGTTTTGACCCAATTGTTGATCGTAAACTGTAGAAGTTCCTGCTGGAACTAACACACCTTTAATATCATTGATAAGTCCACGAGTAGTAGAATCATTCAAATATTTCCAGTCAGTTTTGTAGAAATCGTAAGCACCACGACGGAATCCAGAGAATCCTAAGTTTAATGCCATATCTTCAGAGTTATCAAATACACCGTAAGATGTACCACCAGCTCCGTAAGAGTTTTGCAACGCAAGCATGTTATCAATAGAAAGAGAAGTAGCTCTATCTAAGAACAACATATTTTCTTCAATTGCTCCTTGTTTGTCTAACTCAGAAAGGATAGTATCAAATTCTTGGATACCAGCTCCACCAGCAGCACCGAAATCAGGATCATTGTAAACAAGACCTCTTTCTTCTAATGCAGCGAATAAACCTTGAGTTCCTTCGATATTTCCACCACCTGGGTTTTGAGTAGTATTAGCTGCGATTGTACCAGCTGCTTTTTCAGCTTCAACCATTGCCATTTCTAAGTAATCTTCGAAACGAATACGAGCTTCGTGCTCTGATTTCAAATACCATAAGTATCCACCAGTTCCAATTTCAGTAGTAACTTCTACCCATCCGATTTGAGCAACGTCAGAACCGTTAACAGTATATTTATCTCTTAAGATAATTGGTTGGTTACTGTATGAAGTGAAAGAAGCATCAACTGAATTTCCAGCAGCTTCAGATCCTTTTAAATACTCAGAACCAAAAACGAATAAGCTAAGAGGCGCTTGGCTAGTAGCTCCTTGTAAAGCTGAAGTCAAGTTACTGTTAGAATTATCGTAAACAGCAATGTTATAAGTCTGAACACCAGAAGCTAAAGCTCCAACAGATTTAACATAAGCTTTGTTAGTTACGTTACCTTTAGCGATAACAAGAGTCATACCAGCTCCTAATAATGGCGCTTTTCCGTCAGCTCCAGGAGAAGGCAAACCGATAGTTTGAGTTCCAGCTGTTGAAGGTGAGTTAGAAACGGCAGTATCATAAGCGATATGCAATCTTCCTTGTTCTGACCATACTACTTGGTCTGACGCCATTGGCATTTCAGCTCCAACCATACGCAAGAATCCAGCGATTGTACGGTTACCGTAACGCTCAATTTCTTTTTCGTATACTTCTGGTAAAAATTGTTGTGTCCAAGACATGTTGTCTAAAGACAAATAGTTATCTCCGAAAAGTCCTTTAACTGGACGTGGAGTTAAGTGTGATAAATTCGCCAATGTAGCTGGCGCTGTTGCAAATCCTGCCATAATCTTTTATTTTAGATTGGTTTAAATGTTTTAATTTTTAATTTCGAATCAGCTCTTCCTGTTTCAACTGCACGCACTTGCCAACCATTTACTTGTTTAACATCTTGATGAACGCCGCGAACGCCCATTTCAATGTTTTTAGCTCTTGATGTACTGTCTTTCATAGCGTCGGCTTTACCCTGCTCATAAAAGTGTTGTGCTACAGCATCTGCATTCATAGCAGTAAACAAACCTTTGTGATAACCTTTAGCATCTGACATCTCATTTTTTTCGTTCAAGAACTTCTTGATAAAATTGTTGATGTCGCTTTGTTGGTTTTTCACATCAGAGGCATTCTTAACATTAAAACGATACTTTTTATCCCCCACACTGAAATCAAAACCTTTGAAATCTTCTGAGAAAACTTGATCGGTTTTCTGTAAAAATGTTTTTGTTTGCTCTTCCGCTACGCGAATCGCTTCCTCATTCTCTTTATTATAACGATTAAAAAATTCAATCGCTTTTTGTTGTTCCGGAGCCAATTTAGTTCCAGCTTTAATTTCACTATAATATTGTGATTTTAAACCTTCTAAATGTTTCCTTGCTTTTTGTAATTCTTCTTTTTGAGCAATTTTCTTTTTTCTTATTTCTCGCTCGTCATCCACATCTTCGTCAAACGCAAAATTCTCTTCCATTAGGAAGTCAATTTCTTCGTTATCTAAATGAGGTTTTGTATTTTGATAATACTCTTTTAGTAAGTTATAATTATCTAATTTACTATAATCAGTATTTAATTTTACATAATCCTCTAATGAACCACCGGTTTCATTCATAAAATCAACGACCTTCTGAATGTTTTCTGGTAAATCAATACCTTGTGCACGGCTTTCCGCTACAGCTTCTCTTACTTCTTCTTGTAGTGTTACTGCTTCTTGTGTAGCTTCTTCCGATAGCTGTTCGTCAATTATTTCTTCAATAACGGACCCTTCATTTTGAAAGGGCTCTTGTCGTTGTGGTACTTCTTCATCCACTTTTTCGCTATCTCCGGTTCGTTCTTGAACATCCACTTCATTTGTTTCTCGCTCTTGAATGGCATCTTCTGGCTGTTTATTTATTTGTGCAAAATCTAATTTAATAGTACCGTCTGTATCGACTGTGGCACCATTACCAATAACAACTTCCGCTGCCGGTTCTAATTCGTTGTTTTCTTCCATGATAAAATATTATATAAATGTTAGTATTATTATTACCTAGGCTCGAAAGAACCTAAGTCAAATCCGCTACCCATTACGTCGTTACCAGATGATTCAAAATCTTTTGGTCCAGATCCTGATTGTTTCTGATCTATTAACTCACTTTGTTGAGTAGCCTGCATTTTAGCTCTTTGATCTTTTCTGTTTTGGTCTAGCTCCATTTTCTGTTGCATAGATTCAACTTCCATACCCTTAAGCTTCATGTTATATTGGAATTCTAATTCCATTAATTGCTTCTTAGCATCAACTTCAACTTGTATTCTTTGTTGCTCTATACTTCCTTTTAATTGTTCTAATTGAGCTTTTGTTTGATATAAAGCTTGATCTTTTTGAACTTCAGCTTGAGCAGCTGCTTGTTGCATTTGAATATTAGATTGAGACTGAGCTTGAATGTTAGCTTGTTGTTCTGCTTGAATAGTCTCTCTTCTTTTCTTCTGTCTAATTTTTAATAATTGATTAGCTAGTTTTATATTTCTAACTTCTCTAATATCGATAGCATCGGACAAATCAATTAATCCTCCTGACAATGCAACCTGAATATTGTTTTCAAGCATTGCTTTTTCTTCGTCGTCTGGTGTTAATTCTAAATTAATAGCAAAGTCATGAATGTATAAATCGTTAAGCTCTTCTAGTGTAGCCACGTTAAATCCACCAATCTTTTGTATGAATGCTTCTTTAGCTGGATGATATTCTAATATATCAGATATTCTAAGAGATAAACATTCCGCAGTTTCTTGTGTTAAGAATAAACCAGCATCTAATATATGTCTTGTTGCTGTATTTGAATTTGCAGCAGCTAATTTTTGAACACCAACTAAAGCTCTAGAATCTGGCATACTACCATCTCTCGCTTCATTAAGACCCGTAACATCTCTTATCATTTGTAGATAATAGTTATAAGTCGTAATTAATGTTTGTAATTTAGCTCCTCCGTTTCCTGTTGGCACTTCTTGAATAGGCACCTTACCAGGGTTCATGTCCCCATCCTGTGTAAATGATCTACCAATAATAGATCCAGTTTGGAAGAACATATTTAAAGCTTCTTGTGGATTATAGTTTGTACCATTACCCAAATCAACTTCGTTAATACCGTCAGCATCCAAATAAACTCCATCAGGAATCATTCTTTGTAATACTTGTTGCATCTTTAAGTGAGTAAGCTGAACCATATCAGCAAAGCCTGTACACTTAGCTACAAGAGAATCAATTCTACCTTGATACATTCTAGGAGCAGTGATACTATAGTTCATTTTAACTTTAGTCTCATCGCTTTTAGGACGCATCATATTTTTAGCTAATTCCCATTTTAATAATATATCAGTACCTAAAATTAAAACTCCTTCATAAAGAACTTCAATTGATCTTGACATTTTACCAAACTGAGCCTCGAATTCTTCAATAGGTGGATCAAATTGATCGTCTCTTAAAATTATCTTAGATGCTCCAGTAGCAGTTTCTTTAACTTTATAAACTTCATTCATGTAAGTTCTAAAATTAAAGTACAATACTTGCACTACATTCGAGTCTCTATTGTTATTATAGTTACTTACATTATTATCCCATACACCATAGTTTTGTGATCCTTGTTGTTGGATCTTCTCCATTGTGTTTTGATCTAGATCTGGGAATTGCTTTTTAAGCTCGTTTAAAGGAACAAATCTAACTTCTCCTACATAATATATATCTTGAAAATATGGGTCTTCTGTGTAAGAATAAACCATATAAGCAGGGTCAACATATTCTACCTTAACACCTTCTGATTCTGTAAAACTGTTTTTAACAGCTCCAATCCCAAGAGTAACTAAGTCATAATACATTCTTCTCTTAGTAAGATCATATCTATTACCATCTAAGATAGTATTAATAGCAATCTCTTCAGCAATCTCAATTCCTTGCTTATAGCTAAGTTGCATGTGCAAGTCCAACTCTTCTTGAGAATCCGGTAATTTTTCTGGCGGGTTTTCAAATAAGTTAATACCAAAATTTTCTTGAGCAAACTGGTTTAACTCAGCCGTCTGTAAGTCTCTAATTATAGACTCTAAATATTTTGTTCTTTTACTTACACCGTAAGGATCCTGCGAATATGCTTTTAAATCAAATGCTCTATCTGCAATACCATTAACTACAATATCTACAAACTTAGATAATATAGGCACCGGTTTCCAATCAAGATTCAAATAAGATAAGTCACCATTTATTGATAACTCATCTTTATATTTTTGTATCGGCTGCTCGCCTCTAGCATATAGCCTTAAAGCGTGAAATGTGTTTTGGTTACTTCTATACCTAGTTGTTCCTGAGTTGTTAGAAAACCACTCGTTTGTGATTGCTCTACCAACTTGAAGTCCATAGTCTAGTGACATTTTTTCTTTATCACTAACTACTTGACTTGGGAAAAAACTATTTACTACTCCTTTAGCCATATTATGTTTTTATTATTTCTGATGTTGTTCCGCTCTGCGAATATCTTGCGATAGTTAAATTTATCGATGCTTTCTGTGTTGGAGCGTTTGGTCTATATAAATCTTTGTTACACGCCATAATAGCTAAGCCTGAACTAATGGCAGCATCATATTTTGTTCTATTGTTTATATCGAACTTTGCCCAATCATTTAGAGTATCTGTGAAATACATTGTTCCGTAATCACCATCCTCTTTCAAACCAACGTGCTTATCTATATACATTTCAATAGCCGCAGCGTGTGCTTGTTTCATATCCTCACTTGAGTTTGGCACTCCTCCAATTTCTTTTTCAGTTATTGAAAGCTTATTCCATACTTTATCAGGCCTATTCATTGAGTAACCTCTATATCCTCTTCTTTTAAAATAATATAAAAGTCTTGGTTTGTTATTCTCTGCTAGTATAGGCATACCGTAGAATACACAAGCCATTAATACATCCTCAAAGAATATCTCTGCTGTTGGAGGTCTAGACACATATTCTAAAAAGAATGTGCTTGGCGGTGCATCTTCCATACTGAATTTTGTCAATCCGTGTAATGCACCTTTAGATCCTCTATTATCTGTTGTCCCTGAAATATCATAACTGTCGCATCCAAATGCTCCAATGTGCTCATTACCAGGGTATTTCAATCCATTCTTTATTATCTGCTTGTTTTGCATGTGAGCAGGAGGTGTCCAGGTAATTAAAAATCTACCTTGTGGATTTGGAGAAAAGATTACTTTTGAATCTTTAACACCATTTTGCCATTGAAAACTACCTCTTGTTATAACTGCACTATTTCTTAAATCGTCGTTATAATCTATTTGCTCGTAGATCTTAGCTAAGTTAAATATACTATTTTGTGTCTCATCTCTAAAAGCGTGTTCTTCTGTTCTAGGAAACTGTCTGTAGTATTCATTTAAAGCGTCTTGATCTCCTTTTAA